CACCTTGATGACCGTTACGTCACTGTGTGGTCGGGGTCAAACCCATCTGGGAACGATTTCACCACTGTGTTGAACAATATTGTTCAAGCCATAGCCATGCAGCTCACGATCTCAAGACATGTTTTGGAGAGTGACAGGCATTTGGTTGATCTTCCAGCTATTATCCCTAGGTCAGGATTCACTGACCATGCATCACAGGGTATGTACGAGGACCAGTTCAAGTGCTCTGACCCCGTAACTGCGTCGGTTATCATGAACCTCTATCGGCTTGTAACTTTCGGGGACGATGGGATAATGTCTGTCAGACCCGAGTTGAACATGACCACTGGCGACTTGGCTAGACATGCCAAGGCTTTTGGGTTTGTTTTGACTAACGCTGACAAGACTGATCCATTAACTAATCCACTGCCACCACAGTCCATAGTTAAGGCCTCGTTTTTGAAGAGAGGCTTTAGGTATGAGATGGGGAGATGGACGTGCCCGCTGGAGCGGGAGTCCATATATAAGTCCCTCGCTTTCACCAAGAAGAACTACAATCGTGAAGATTATGAGCGCGTGGTGCACAATGCCGCCCTCGAATTTTCTATGCATGGTGAGGAAGTGTGGACGAGAGAACACGTTAGGTTGTTGAACGCGTGTGCAGAGGCAGGAGTGAAGTATGATGTTGGCAATTATAGTCAATGTGCTGCTGAGATCCTGACTCTGGATTGGGCTACCTGGGTTGGGTAGTTCAAACCCAACGGGTTCCGCCTTACCTTAGGCGAGAGGGAACGCATCCCCTATAAGATGCGCGGTCACTACGGTGCCCGATAGCCTCAGTGAGCATATCACTTGTAAAAATCTGTATAAAGAGACTCGAGTCTATTATAATGGCAGAAGAGACAGAGTATAAGCCTTTTATTTTTCTATGGACACAATTAATACAACAACTGACACCCACGCTGTCACTAAATTCGTGGAACCAGAAGAGATGCCTCATGAGGAGGCAACATTCACTCCAATTTCGATTGATTCGTCAGATCATTCAAGCATTGCCGATTTCCTAGCAAGACCGGTTTTACAGTATAATTCATTTTGGAGCACTACAGACCTAGCATCAACTGATCTTGTACCTTTGGGTGTTGGGTTGCCGAGTGATGGTATTTTGAAGACCAATCCTATGTATGTGGACAAACTAAAGGGATACAATTTGGTTAGAGCCACGATTAATTATCGGATTCAGATAAATTCGAACCCTTTCCAACAGGGGCGTTTATTGGCACATTTCCTGCCTTTTGCTCTAGAGATGAATGACGGGTACAAAAAGATGCATAATTTTGACCTGACAACTAAGACCCAACAACCATCAGTAGAGGTGGATTGTCGCGGGGCCGGGGCTATTTTATCAATCCCTTTCTTAGCACCTACCACTCATTATGAGTTACATACTGGTCACTGCCCAGTGTTTGAAAGAGGCAGATTGCACCTATCGGTGCTATCACCTCTAAAGACTAGTGGCACGGGGACACAAGACGTTGAGGTCGCTATATGGGTCTACTTTACTGATGTAGAGTTGCGTGCCCCTATTATACCACAAGCTGGGAAGGCTGGAAAGCGTTCCAGCAGGAGTCGTATGTATGCGAGAGCCATAACCGCTGAGGAGTCATCTAGCGTTGAAGCCACAGGCAGTGTTTCTCGCGGGTTGATGATGGCATCCAGCATTGCCAGCGCCATATCCTCCATCCCTATGATGTCAGCAATAGCAGCCCCAGCTTCTTGGGCGCTAGCTGCTACATCAGGTGTGGCTTCTGCGTTTGGTTATTCCAAACCAGACGTTGATGCACCCCCTATGCCAATGTCGAATCAGTATGATAAGTATATGGCAACCTCAGATGGGGTTTCACCAGCAGTACCCCTTGCCGCAACGTCTACTAATTCACTTTCAATGGAGAATTATTCTTATGGTGACGTCGACGAGATGTCGACGGCATTTTTGTATGGGGTTTCCGCATTTGTGGACACCTTTGAGTTTGGCACCGCAGATGTCCACGATTCAGTGTTGTACTCCAAGGTTATTTCACCGACACATTTGACGGTGGAGACTGCTTACACCACAGGTGCTGATACCCAGACGGTTACAACTGCCCCCCCAATGGGGTACTTGACGAGCAAATTTAAGTATTGGAGAGGCACTATTAAACTAAGACTCAGTATGGTTAGGACAGAGATGCAGTCAGGCCGATTGCAGATCACGTTCACACCTTTATCTGCGGCATCTCCTATTTTGCCATCCGTAGTGACAGGGTCATACGCAATTAGGCAGATTGTAGACATTACCACTGATGAGGATGTGGAGATTATTATCCCTTACATGCTACCAGTTCCTTATCTTGTATTGGGTCAGGGGTCGGGGGTTCTTGAAGTTCGGGTTGTTAACCAGCTCAGATCTCCAGAGACTGCGGCCCAGAGCATAGATATATTGGTGTTTGCTTCGGGAGGTGCTGACTTCGAATTGGCTGTGCCTTGTAACCGTACTGGATACAATATCCAACCAGTTGTTCCCCAATCTGGGGTGAATGAGACATTGGAAATGCCTGGACCGATTGTTCCACAATCAGGGGGAGATGAGACGATGGAAACTTCAGTGCTCCCTGAGTTGGAGTTCGCCTCCAGCTGTGTTGGCGAGAGAATATTCTCCGTCAGGCAGATGATTAGGTTCTCATGCCTCCCAAGGTCCGGAGCTTTGCCTACGGATATAACATGGTGGCCCTGGGCGTTTGCACCATATGCAATGTCGGGAGTACAATCATATCCATTTCACTATGCGTCGATGACAGGTGATACATACAATTATGTTGCAGGGATGTATGCTTTATATCGGGGTGGCATGGATGTCATGCTCGAGGACGCTAGTAATAGTATCTCAAGAGCGTTCTTAGATTTTGCAGACGAACCTGGACAGTATATTGCCGCAACGGTTTCGGCAGATATAGAAGGGACTGCAACGTCAGGGATTAGTACTGGTGCCACTAAGTTCGCTGGGACTGGCATCAACGTCAGAGTGTCTGAATCAGGCCTGGCTGTTGCAGCAGTCCCATATTATAACCGCTTCCCTGTATCACTGAATAACCCCATGGTAGCCGATGGTGGCACAGATTATGTTCCTACGGACGGGTCACAGCCTTTGACGAAGATTGGTCTTTTTGTTGGGTCGAGTGGTTCCCCTACTTATATTGCTAGGAGAATTAGAGAGGATTTTCAGTGGTCCTTGTTTGTTGGTTGCCCACCATACGTGGTGCAGGCAACAATACCATAATTATTTGTTATGTAAATATTGTAAATAATATATATATTGGGTTCAAGGCGTAAGCCGGAATTATCCCAAACTAATACTCACATTCGTGTGAGGCCGTCGTGAAACGGTAGTCTGCATTGCACGCTAGTGTAATGTAGATATTTTCTATATAAACAAAAA